GTATCGCAGTAGGTGTATTTCCCTCTATGAGAATTTGCGAGGTAAGGACTCCTATGTTGGAAATACTGAGAATTGGCTTGAGAAGTTGAAGTCTGGCGAAATTACACCCCGTGCGTTCGCAGAGCTAACTGCGGTAGATTTGTGTCCTTCCCGCTGGAAAGCCTCTATTGAAAAGATTATTGAATCCGAGAAACGGCTGTATTCTAAGAATGAGAGCGCGGCAATCTTTATGTGGTGTTCGAACTGTAAGAAGAAGACTAAGTGCGACTACTATCAGATGCAGACGCGCTCAGCAGATGAGCCGATGACAACCTTCGTGAACTGTCTAGAGTGTGACCGTCGCTGGAAGTTCTAAATGTCAGATGGTTCAACGGTGGGCTTGGGCAGGGATAATAAAGGAGTTGCTGATTCTAAAGAATAAACATGTATAGGATCCAACCCATTTGTGATTTCTGGTTTTTTGACATGAGGCGTCGTTTCTCCAAATTTGGCTTTGAATGCATTGATGACTGTATCCGGAATCTGAGGGCTTGTCTCCTGTAATCTATCGCATTGGTCGCGAACTACTTTTAGCATATTACCAGCTATCATACGCTCACTTCTTGGAAGAGCTAATTCGATAAGAATGAAACGATATATTTTTTGATATGTTATTGCGGAAATACGGTGGGCTTCAGCCCGTTTAGCCCAACCAAAAAAGCTTTGAATTGTATTTAGAACCCCTACTGATAAGCTTACCACGCCAATACATATATTTGCATACGATGCTCCACCGAACAAGGTCTGCGAACCAATCGAGGCTGATCCAGCGACGGTTGACATTATTATAACAGGCATACTGATGCGAGTATTTAAGGTCGTAAATTTCTTTTCAGAATTGGAATGTAACCAGCTAAAGCAGAGACATCGCTCTCCTTCATCTGAAATTACGCGTTCCAATTGTGAATTCCAACTAATATCCCCGACTTCATCCATTATTTTATCACTCGCTTTATCTCCCATTGCTAATTATTAGGTTGAAGGATGTCCAGATTAAACGCTTTCTTTGCTTATAATAACTTGAATGTCCGCGTGGATATTCGATGACTCGGGCGGTCCTTACCAGAAAAAGCAGTATGCCAACTTTCTTAAGCTTACGAAAGACCCAGTTCTGTCTGGAAAGGCATCGAAGATGTTGGGTCTTTTTGATTACTTAAAAACTCATAAATACGAGAATCCAGAGCAACTTAGAAACTCTGTATTTTTTGATAAAGCCAAGAAGAAGCGTATCTTTTCAAAGACAGATGCTGAACGAGTATTCATATTTTTTTCACCAAAGGGTGGCGATGGTGCATTAGACCACGCAATTAGAAGAGTTGGTAATACTGCATTATCATTCACACCTGAGGCATTAAAAGACCCAATCGAATTTGCGACTCCATTTATATTCTTTTTGAAAACTGCAAAAGATAACTTCCCCCCACTTGATTTTGCTATCGATGTGGCATCTGCAGTTAATAAAAACATTGCGAAAACTCTTCAGTCTTCTATTCCATTCATGGTTTCATTGACTGGTCTTCCATGGGGGGATTTAGTTGGGACAGTGATAGGTTATGTTCTTTCATCGTTCTTCATATTTTTGAATGTAGCCATGTCGTTGAGTAGTGCCAATTTTGGAGAAGCATGGATTGGCTCTCTTGCTATGATTCCAATAGTCGGGCTTACTTTACAAAACTGGGCTGAATCTGGTGATAAGTTAACTGAAAAATTTGCAGAAAAGCGTGAGAAGACAATTGATAAGTTGGAAGATAGTTCAATGTTCCAGTGGCTTGGTCATCTTATTAAAAATTATACATGGGACCCCAACTCTGAAGGTCTTCCAGATGCTCCACCTCCCCCAGAGCCAGAACCTGCACCAGAATTGGAAGCCAAACCAGAGCCAGAAGCCGCCCCAGAAGCCAAACCGGAAGCCAAACCGGAAGCCGCCCCAGAAGCCAAACCAGAACCTCCTCCAGAAAAAACCAAGGAGCAACTACAGACTGAACTTGCTAGACTTGAAAAGCTAAACAAGTATAACAGTAGTGGTCAAGATTTTAACGAAATTCAAGAATTCAATGACCGACGAGATAGAATTAAAGAGTTGGAAGATAAAATTAAGGCTATGGGTGGTAAACGACTTTCAACTAGAAAGAATAAGAATGGTAAATGGAGGACAAGACGCAGAAGATTCGCGAAACGCTAAAGGAGTGGATTGGATTCGACGATGAGGAGCGTGAACTCCGGAAGCAGATTAAGGTTCTAAAAGATAAAAAGACAGCTAATTCTGGTAAGATTCTTGAGTTTATGCGTGAGAATGAGGTTGATAACTTCGCATTGGAGGGAACTGGCGTTGGTAACATTTCGAGAAGTATGCGAACATCTCGTCCTGCTCTAAAGCGTACGGTTATTCGAACCCAGCTTCTCCTTCAGTTTGCAGACCAGCCTCAGCGTATTGCCGAGGCTCTACGAGCAATTGAAGGTATTCCGGAAGGCGAAGACATGTCTGTTGGTGGCACACAGCGTGAGCTACTAGTCCGTCACATTCCTCGCACCAAGAACACTATGGCATTGCTTTAGAGCAGCTTGAGCTGCCAACTGCTCGGCTTGTTTCTTAGTTGAAGCAGTTCCAATCCCAATATGAACTCCCTTCTCATCGGTAGCCGCCATTGTATACGTATTCATAGCAGATGAAAGCATAGCATACTTAGGTGTATGGTGAAACTTCGCCTGATAGAACTTCTGTAGTTGCTCCTTAAAGTTTCGATTATTCATTAGAAGCTTCGGGATATTAATGTGGGTCTCAACAATAGTGATAATGAATGAAGTAATAACCTGAAAGTCATTTCCACAGTCAGTCCACAGTGCTCCAATAAAAGCTTCCAGAATATCGCCTAGCTTCTTGTTATTAGTTCTTCCAAGACACACATCATCATTGTGCCTTGAAATAACATAAAACTTATCTAGACCAATCTTCTGACTGAGTGAACCCAACATCTCATTACAAACAATATCCTTCTTCAGGTCTGTAAGAAATCCCTCATGTTCATCTGGATACCGCCTGAATAGGTATGTCGAAACTGTAGCTCCAAGAATCGAATCACCTAGATGTTCTAATGTCTCATAAGAGTTATCAAATAGTTCTAGACAATTATGAGGCTTATCTGCTAGTTGTGTTGTATCTCCGGCGGGTGACGTATACACATCACGCTTTACGTATGATGAATGAACCATAGCCCGCTGGTATAGGGTTGGATCCCTAATCTTGAAAGAACAGCCATTATTGGCAAGAATCGCTTGGATATCCGTCTTGGTAAACAGGCGATTTTTAGGATTATACGGATTATACATATTTACTTCTTATATGTCTTAGACTTTCTGTTCCGTTTTTTATTAACTTTACGAGTTTTGCGATATTTGCCTCCTATTCTTCCCGGTTTTCCGGGACAAGCTACTTCATAGTTATGTCCTAATATAATTCCACTTAACGCTCCATTTTCAGAACAAAAACTCGGGTCATTGGCAGTTACTCCAGTTGCTATTTCTCCAAAAGCTTGTTTTATTATAATATTTTGCGGGTCATTTAAAAATAACTGTATTTGTGCTTGCAAAAGTTCTATTATCTGTGAACCCGTGAGAGGATTAAATTGTGTTTGAGCATCTGAAAAAATTCTCATTAATCCCGTATTAATTTCATTTATTAACGAAGGAATTTGCGGATTTTGCGGATTAGCTTGGGCGATAGAGACAAACTCCTTCATAAAATTTGCGAAGTCAGAATGGTATGGTTTATCTTTGTTATTTTCCATTGAACGTGTTGCAATAGGTCCTAGAACTGGATGCTCCGTAAAATCCTCTAATAAACTGCCAAGTTGACTATCTATAAAATCAACTTTTGATATTTCAACCTCAGAGTCAGAAGGAATGGGAACTAATTTACTTGATATTAAAGAATTCATCATCTTAGCATATAAAAAATTTATATTTCTATAAATATTAGATAAATCTCCGGTATATAACCCAGAAGTAATATGTTGGGTAGGATTCTTATATATGGCACGTTTTTGTGTAATAAAATCTGTTACTATTTTAACTCTTGTATTCATAGACTCTGTTCGTTGTAGTTTCCATGCATCAACATTAATTCCATTTTTTAATAAAGTTGCCATTACGCAAGAAGGTGTTCCTTGGCTAAGTGGTTCTAATAGTTTATCTAAAAAATTATTAATAAAAATTTTTGACGGCACTGGATCTACCAAATTCTTATCCCCATCAAACATATTAAAAAAAAGAATTGCACTTTTTAAACCATTACAGTATTTATGAGACCATTCATAATTAATTTTTAATTCATTAAAATTCGCTGCGTTAGGTATGTTATTTGGTATATCTAAATAAACCATAGCCGCTCCTGCAGGAAATATATGTTCACATTCTGGAGCATTTGGTGCGGTTTGTTTATTTGTTTCAAGAGTAACCCAGTTATTATTAGGCAAAACTTCTCCTAATTGACCAATTGTAAATCCGCACACCCAGCACATACTATTTTTATCTCTCTTTCCTGGAAAGCCACTAGTTGTTGTGTTTAAAGGAGGTCCAAATAATATTTCACATTGATCTCTGGCATTGATTAATTCTGCAACTCCTCTCGAAGTAACCTTTAGTGTTCCAGCATTAAGTGTAGCTAATTTTAGACCCATAATCAATGTGATAACTTTAGCTCTAGGATCTGGAATTCCGGGAGCAATTGAACTATATAATAGTCTAAATAAATCGTCTGGACCAAATGATTCTAGACCTTGTGTATTAACTCCCGTTTGATAACTATTGTCAGCTATTTGTTCTTGAGACTCAATATGGCTTAGAGCAGTCTTAAAAAATTCTGCTGGAGTTTGACCCGCCATCTCTTATTCCTTTACTACGCGATTAAAACTGAATTCGGTGGATACTAACTTCTTCGACTGTTCGGAAATAATGTAATCATAAATCTCGTTGGCAGTTAGATATCCCTGTCCAGCTTTAAAGACATTCTCTAGATGAGTTTTAAGATCATTCTTAGAAATACCCCACGCCTTTGAGTAGGTTGAGGGACGCTTGATACTAATATACGACCTATCCTCGAGATTCAGCTTATCAAGCGAAGAATACTCTGGACTCAAAAGAATTCTTGCCATCTTATCCTCTACCTCCTTACGCTCAGCTCTCTTTTCATAGACCTCCTTGTTTAATGCGTTGAGCTGATTATCAACATCTCTGTAGTTGCGAATGTAAGCCTTGAAATTTTCCATAATATATCATTATACGCGAATAACATTATCCGTTTTGAAAGATAATGGATGAAGAGGAAGTAGAAAATCTTCGTAAGGTCTATAATCGGGAACATTCCGATGAACCTGAAATACCTGCGGGACCACTAAAGAATGTTTGGGGCGAAATTAGAAAAAGACTTCATGAAAAGTGTAAGGCTGGAACTACAGAATGTATCATCAAAAGTATGATGCATAAGCCGAAGGCTCCTGCTTCATGGGAAACTAAGCCGGATGAATGGTTATCATCAATTGATATTGATAATGTTGAAAAGGAGTTTGGTAGACTCTTTAAAAAGTATTATTATGTTGGTGCTATCCCCATAGATTTTGATAAGAAGGCTAAAACTGGTTCGTGTATTGTCAGCTCCCTATGCTCACTCAACATCAAGGATTTATATGACAAAGGAAAGAAGCAGATAGGAATTGTTTTTAATACCGATGTAAGCACGGGACCTGGACAACATTGGATTGCTTTATTTGCAGATATAGATCCCGAATATGAATATGCTCGTATAACATATTTTGATTCATACTCTAAAGAACCCGAACCAGAAATCCAAAGATTAATGAAACGTTGGAAGGAGCAATGGGATGCTACTGGCATTCATTCTAAACCAATGGAGATGACATACAATAAAACTCGACACCAGTATCAAGATTCTGAATGTGGAATGTATTGTTTATATTTTCATTATTCGTGTCTTCTAGGGATACCAATGGAAAAGAGAGTTCCTGATGATGTTGTTCGTGCTTTTCGCGCAATGTTATTTAGTATTGGCAAGAAGTAATGGAAACGCTGAAATCTTACGCCACACCGAATGTACTGGCAGGAGTAGTAGCGGTAGTGGTTATTATAATTGCCTATTATGTGTGGCAGGCATTAACGCCATCCGAGTGGAAGGCTATCGAGAGTGCTAAACCAACCTTTGCTACATATCTTAAAGTTACCGCTCTAGCTCCACTAGGGTGTCCCCAAAAGGCTGAATATAGATTATGCGACTACTATCTAGCTTCATCTTCATACTCTGTCTTCCCCGGAGCTAAGGTCTATGATTACATCAGCGACACGATACTCCCTCTTGCTATTAAGGCTGGAGTGCGTCTAGTAGAATTAGATATCTATTCAGATGAAAACAACAGACCAGTTGTAGGTCTTAAGAATCAGAAGTTAGGCGTTGATTATGCTTACAATACAGTCCCATTCGAAGAGTGTTGTAAATCAATCGGGAATAATGCATTCAATAGCGTCAATTCGCCAGTTTCAAGTGATCCATTCGTGCTAAGCTTAGTTTTCCACACTGAGAAGACAGTAACGATTAATGCAGCGTCGGAGATTTTGAAGACTTCAGCCTGTAGAGCACACCTACTTGATACAACCTTCAGCTATACTCGTAAGAATTTAGCTATAGAGCCCGTATGTAATCTTCAAAATAAGCTAATCATTGTATCGGGTGGTGCCATCAAGGGAACGCTTATGGAAGAACTAACCAATATGTCTTGGTCTACATCCCATCTTCGCAGAATGACATACACTCAAGCATCTCAACCACACGACCAGGAAGAGTTGATTACGTATAACCGTAATAACATTACGATGGTCGTCCCTGATATTGGCGAAGACCTAGTAAATACAAATCCTCAAATATTGTTCTCGTATGGTTGCCAGTGGGTTATGATGAATTATGGGTCAATTGATAACATGATGGAATTATACATCAGCGAGTTCCAAGAGAATAGCACTGTCCTCAAACCCGCCGCCCTTCGTGCTCTTAAACCTAAGAAATACAAGAAGCCTCAACAAGCCGACCCCTCAATGTCATTCCAGCCAATGCAACACACATCTCCAATCTACAATATTACGGTTTGAGAGTAGCGGATTTTCTTGCGTTAAAACAAAATGTCAGTCTGGCTATCGCATGTTAAGAAGACGATGAAGTCTATGAAGGGTGAGAAGAAGGCGATGGGTAAGAAGTGGTTCTCCCACGTCCTTAAGGCGGCGAAGAAGACCTACAAGAAGAAGGGCGGTCTTGAGGAAGATGAGAAGATGGAGGAGACGCCTGCAATGGCTGGTCGTCGCCGTCGCAAGACAGTTCGCAAGTAGAGTTTAAACTGAAAAAAATTGATTAGAACATATAAAGAATGGGTGGTGGACTATTACAGCTCGTCGCATATGGTGCACAAGACGCATACCTTTCGGGAAATCCTCAGATTACGTTCTGGAGAGGTCTGTTTAAGCGCCATACTAACTTCGCCATGGAGCCTTTCCGTGTCAACCTCACTGGGCAAGCCAACTGGGGCACCAAGCACTCTGCCATCCTCGGTCGCCACGCTGACCTAATCTCATCAACCTACATCGAGGTTGAAATGCCCGACGGTAATACTTTAATTTATGATAGCGACAATAGAGCTGGCTTCAATCTTATTGAGTATGTTGAGCTAGACATCGGTGGTCAAATCATTGACCGTCAATA